CATTTGTATCACCATCGACTAATAATGGATCGTGAACACCTAAAATTACTTCATCTCTTTTTGGAGATATTTCTTTTACATAAAAAGAAACTGGGTACTTTCTGTCTATTACTTCTTCAGATCTATCTAATTTTCTATGCAAATGAATTTTAACGTCATAATTATTAGGCGGTAAATTTTCATTAGCTAATAGTTTATTAATATCTAAATCTATTAAAGGTCCATCATCAGTAACTGTTCCATTAACAATAGCATCTACATTTGGATCCAATAATTCTGATGTTGATACAATATTTCCACCAATTGATATTTCATACCTGGAAATCCATTCTTTATCTGATGATGGAGAATTTATTGCAAGCTCTGCTATTGAAGGATCTAAGTACTTAGCAATAGTATTTATCTTAGTATTTTTAAATGATGGTACTATTTTCATATTAGTCTTTAACAGTATAGGTTTTAAATTCAGTATTTATAATCTCATTAAATGGTTCTTCTTTATAAACTATAGCTCTAGCATCTATTCTTATTATATTTTCCTCAAGAGATAAATCAGCAACAGGAGGAAACTCATCATTAAAAATAACAGGGTCTAAATTATAATTTATACTTGTAGAACCAGCAACTCTATCTCCACTTCCAAATTCTCCGGCTGGAGGAGTTGGTATAGTTTGACCACCTATAGATGCAAATGTTGATGGAGCTTGTTGAGAAGCAGCATGAGTTGGTGAAGGAGTTGCAGGTGTAGTTGGAGCTACGTTTGTCTGTATATTTAGTTCTGGATTTGAATTTACTGCTGCCATTATTCTACCACCTTAAAAATATGATCTATATCATGATACTTTGTTGTACCATCAGAATTATCCATTCTTACATTAAACTTATAAAGCCTATCTGGATATAATCCACTAAGTTTTAAATTGGCATAGTTTCCTGTAGCATCGCAACTAATTTTTGTGAATGTTGTATCAAAAGGAATAACAACTTCACCAGTTTTATAATCTACTAATGAATAATAGCTAGAACTAGGAAAATACTTAGTCTCTAAATTAGATGTTGAAGTTCCATAAGTTTTAGTTGGGTATTTTTCTCTAGCTTCGAATCTAAACTTTACAGTGGAATCTATTTTCAAAGACTGATAATTATTTTTTAAATAAACAAAACAATCTTTTGTTGTATCTAAAGCTGATAGACTTCCAGTTACCCATGAATGGTCATTGTAACAAATATCTAGTTTAGGTCTGTATACAGTAGAAGTATCATTAGAAAAGAATTTCAAATAGCCGTATCTTTTACCATCTTGTTCTTGGGTTAAAGTTCTTTTTATAAGAATTCCAGGATTTGCAGCTATTCCCCAAGTAGAATTAATTAATCCAGTTAAATCAGCTCTAACATCTTCCTTGCTTTCATCTAATGTTACAGTAATAGCTGAATTTGTTTCAGGACCATTACCACCTGTCCATGCACTAGTTCCTGTTCTATAATTCCAGCTAGCACCATCTTTAGTTTCAGGATTGTGAGTCGATTTTCCTATACCAGCTACCCAATCTGTATCTTGTGGAAACCCATATTGAATACTAGATGGCTCTGGAGTATTTTTATCTGCTATATATAAATTCAAATAAAATTTACCAGGATTTATACCTTCAGCATTTAGAGATTGTGAAAGATTATACAAATCAAAATCCATCAGAATTCTTGTATTATATAATCCAGCAATTGTAGAACTAGATACAATTTTTTCGAGTTCTAATATTTCATCTAAGCCTGTATTTTTATTTGGATGTCTTTCATAACAAGTTGTATCAGCTTTTGGAAAAATAGAATATATCATAATTAGTACCCAACTACTTTACCGCGAATATCAGTATCTGGAAACTTAACTTCAAAAATGCATGGATCTTGTGAAGGATAAATAACATTATTAGAAGTAGCAGCATCTATATTGTATTCATTGCCAGAGTAACCAGAAGATTTATTCACGTTATTTTTAATTTTTATATTTACCAAAGCCTGTACTCCTTCTACAACACTTAGCTTTGCTGCTAAATCATTTAAAAGTATAGGTTGGTTAAATTGCCATTTTTCTACATCAAAGTATTTTTTAACCCTGTCTATAGTTCTTGCTAAAACTTCTTTACCATTAAAACTAGGTAAAACTATAATTTCAAAATCAATACCAATATTTACTACAAAACCATTTCTAATATTTATGGCATCAGTAAGAATTCTATATTGACTTAAATAAGTTTGTAAATTTCTTTTTGTAGTATCATTGGCAACTGTTAGATTGTTGTTAATATCATAACTTAGTACATACAAATTCAATGCCAAAGGATTTGGATTTGTTTCTAGTGTAGCAGATGAACTTTGGGAAACATCACCTTGAGTATCTGTTGTAATTAAATTATTTACAATATCATCTCTAGTTATATATGCTTTTGCAATAGATCCAAATTTAGAAGGCATAGCATAAACTCGGGATATATAATCCTCTTTAGTAACTGCTCTATTTTGTGAAGCATAAGATGCCATAGCATTCTGTCTTATTTCTTCATTGGATTCTGCAGATCTACCACCAGTTGCTGGGTATTCATTTGTTACTGCTAAAGAATCTTTAACCGTTTGTAATGTGCTGCTACTTAGACCATCTTCGTCTATATTAAATGTGTTGCTAACTATTTTTGTAAGATCACCAGATACTACATTAGAAGCTATACCACCACCCGTTAAATATGTAACAGTTAAATTAGAACTAGGAGCTTTGCCATAAGCTCTAGTAAACATCATATTTGCAGGATCGAATGAAACATCTAATTTAGCAGTTTCACCTATTTGTAAAACATTACCAATTGTTGATGGATTAGGAACTATTAATTCATCAGGTGAAGTTGAAATTCCAGCTCCGAATAATAATTCAGTAAAATTATCTTTATCTATTTTAGTAGTAAATCTACGACCAGTTCTTCTTAGATTTAGCAAATAAGGAACTTCATTTTGGTTACCAGAAGTTGTTGGATCCACAGTTGAATTATTTTGGATTTCTTCAAATATAGTATCTTGTGCTAGATAAGGAACATTATACCATTTATTTTGATCTGCATCTACTACAGATTGTATCTGAATAACTTTATCCGACCCTAATTTTATTTTGTGAAATTTTTTAGTTTCTGTAATATTGAAAGTTTCAGATACAGATTCACCAGAAACAGCTCTTACTTTTGTTTTGATTAAATAAGCATTTGGTTCTCCAGTAGTTTCGTCTAAACTGTAAACAGTAACGTTAGTATCTGAAGAACCTGTATTTGAAAAGTTTACTTCTTCTACAGTTGTAAATTTTATTTCTGAATTAGATTCTGCTCCGACTTCCATTCCTATAGGTATTTTTAAAGCATAAGCCATATCTGGTATAGAATTTCCTGACCCATCTTCTTTAGCTGGAAGATATTGATAAACACTTAAATCTGTATATGCTGGAACTGAAGCTTTTGCTTTATATCCTAAAGAGTTAGCAATATCTAAAATGTTAGTACGTTCTTGGGCTTGTGACAATAAGCTTTCTCTTAATTGGTAATCAGTATAATAAGATAATACATCACCAACATACGAAGACATTTCTATAAACATCATACCAGGAGAAGATTCATTAAAATCATTATAAGTGTCGGGAAAATAGTTTTTAGCAAACTCGACTAAGCTATCTCTAAAACTAGAAAAATCTTTGTTTAAATATTTAATATCTTTTTCAGCCATTTTAATTCCTATGCAAATACTATTATCGATTGAAGATCAAAATCATTTTCAAAAATAACATAGTCTATTTTTATTTTAAGTTCATTATGTTCTACACGATCAGTATTAATTTCTATATCTTTAATTGTAACATAAGGCAACCATAATGAAACTTGGGATTCTATTTTATTTCCTAAAGCTTTTAACAAATCTTTAGTTATATTTTCAAATAAAAGTCCTTGAGCACCAACACCAAAATTAGGATGATAATATCGTTCACCAGGATTTGTTAGTACTAAATTTTTTATATTGGCTTTAACCTGTTCTTTTGTAGTATATGTTGAATTAAATACACCACCAGACATTCTAGAAGTTCCAACATTTGCATCACCACCTTCTAAGCTCCCAGTTACAGGAGGATTATTTTGTCCAGCAGTTGGATGAACCAAAGGAAGACCTAAACCAATAGCTACATCAGTTTCAAAGTCTAAAGGATTAAATCTATTTTCAGTTCTTTGTTGAGCCATCTATTTCTTTTGCATTGCTTTAACTAATTCACTATAATCTCTAGTAAAAGCTTTTTGTAAGCTTTCGTCATTTTGAACAGCTGGTTGATTTAACAAATTAGATTGTGCACCTTCTATACTATTAGGCATCCCACCTTGCATAGCAGCAAATCTAGATCTAGCATCTTTGGAATTAAATGTACCCATAGATTTCCAATTACCATCTTGTTCTGTTTGTGCTAAAACTTCCTGTAAGGTTGATTTTTGTTCAGCCTTTACAGGTTGTGGTTGTTTAATTTCGTTAATAGCTTTTTTAACAGCTTTATTAACTTCAGACTTAACAACCTTTCTTATAACTTCTACTAATTCTTTTTTAGTCATTATAATTTCCCTCTTTTTATTCCTATATAAATATCACAATTATGAAATACTTGTGGAAGTTGATGTAACAGGTCCACCACTATTTACACCAGTAGATAATACAGTTGCAGATTTTATATATGAATCAATAGCATTAGAAAGCTTAGTAGCTAATCTATCTGCTGCATCTTTTTGAGCCTGTGTTGCATCATTACCCTGTTCAGATAATAGTGCGCTCTTTATTTTGTTTTTTAATACGGACTTAACTAAAGCCATAAAATTCTCCTATTGTTTCAATTCTTTTAATTTTTGTAATGCCGATGCCAAAGCACTTGCAGAAGGAGTTGGTCCTGTAGGTCCACCACCTGTGGGAGCGGGTTTTGTTCCAGCCATAAAATCATTCAATTCAGTTACAACAACTTCTAACAAATCCATTAATTCATTAAAATCAGTTTTCCAATCTGGTGTAGTTATATAAACTCCTTTGTTACCAGAAATAATAACACCATCATCTTTAGAATTTAAAACCACTCTATCTGAATTTAAAATTATTTGACCTGCACTATATTGGTTTATGGATTGTAAAGATTGGTGAACTGGATTTGCTGTTTGTAAATCTATAGATTGTGCAGAAGATAAAACTATAGTTGAGTCGTCATCATTTATAGATTCTAAATAAGGTGTTGGAAATTCTCCTTTATGTCCATTAGATATTACTATAATAGGATCACCATCTATTCCATCTTTATTCCAAAAGGAAGATTGACTAGACCCATTACAAGTATTAGTAAATCTAATTCCATGACCCCAACGGCCTTGAATTATTTTGTCACCTTCAAAAGCTACTAAATTAGAAATAGGCTGATCTGGTATGTATTCACCTAAAGCATCATCAGTTCCTTGGTTTTGATTTCCTGTATAAGAAACCAGTCCACTTTGTTTTATTGGTTTAGAAAATCCTTTAACAGCATTGTTAGTTGCATTACCCATAGTTGAAACTAAACTTAAATAATAATAAACATCAGACTTTCTAGATTTTATTACATTTCTACTAGGAGCTAAAATAAGCATTACAATTTCACCTATTACAGGAATGTGAGTTTCATTAATATTAAGAGGTGCATACCAAGTTAAGTTTTCACTGGCTTTACCTCTTTCAGAATTTAAAAGTCTAGCTTTAATACTACCAATGTTAACATTACCAGGAGGATTAAAAGCATCATTACTAGGATCCAACAAAACTTCAACAACTTCTGCATAAGTTATTATTGGTAAGTTAACTGGTGAATTTCCTGCTGTTGGAATTTTAGTAGATGAAAATACCTTAGTCATTTTTATTTTGCCTGTCTTCTAATTCCTGTGCTACTTCTATTAGCTGTTTCTTTTCTTCTTCTGTTAGTATTGCACCACGGCCTTCTGCTTGTGTAGTTCGAGCCATTGCTCTTTGAACTATAGCAGCCATTTTAACTAGGTGGTCATCATTCTTAACAGAAACATCTAGATACTCAGCTATCAATGGAACTATTACTGTTGCATCACCAATATTTTTTATCATTGGTTGCAAATCTCTTATTAAACCGTTTATTTGGTTTTCTTTCTTTTTAGAATTTGTGTATATATCAGATAATAAATCTGAAAAGGATTTACCTTTAAATACTTCGTGATCGCCATTCATAATGAAACTCCTTATGTATAAATATATACGCACAAAAAAAATGCCCCAGCATAAAGCCAGGGCACTTAAAAAACTAATTATATAAACCAATTATTTTTTACCGGTGAAAAATGATACTAGTAAAACTAATACCACAATACCTACAAATCCACCATTACCAACTTGGTTGATAAGATCTGTAAGATTAGCTACAACATCCACACCGAATACTGAGCCACCAGTTAATACATACCATAGAATTGATACTGGGATAACAGCCATAAAAATTGACATTAAACCACCAAAAAATCCTGTTACATACTTAATTACTGATTCCATTTGATTTTCCTCAAATTCATTTTAATTTTGGGCAATATTGCCTACTAGAGATTATTGTATTCTGCCTTCATCAAATAAAGCAAATAGTCTAAGATATTCAGACTTAATCTCATTTACAACTTTCGTGATATACTGAGTCTTTGTTCCAGTCATTTCTCGAATCATAATGTAAAGCGCTTTTTTATTATAATTCTCGATGTTCTCACGATTTTTAAAGAGTTCTAAAACTGCATAAGCAATTCTTTGATCTCTTTCGCTTCTATATAGATCTTCTATTTTATCATCATAGTAATCTATGAATCTATCCATAAAAGAATTTATAGTTTGGAGATTTCCATCTCTAACTATTTCATTGGTAACATTTCTTTCTGTATCTATAGCTAAAGTATCGGCTTTAGAAATTAGTCTTTTATAGCTTTTATTATTATTTTGAATTAAATAATTTTTAGCTACTATAGAAAAGTAAGAAAATGCTCTACCTTTATCTTGTGTATACTTAGACAATTTTTCAAGAAGAAATGTTATTACTTCATATTTAACATCTTCTGGTGAACCATCTATATAATAGAACTTAAACCGGTGGATTAAATTCTCAGCCATTTTATATAGTGGATAATGTATATGTTCTTTGTATACTTTATTTTTTAATATTTCATCTTTTTCATTATTATAAGCTATTATAGCTTCTTCTGTCACAGGTGTAAAATACATTTTATTTTTTCGAGGTCGGCCTCTTTTACCAGGTCTATTATACTCAGCTTCAAAGTCACTTTGTAGTTTTGGTAACCTTTCATAAAAACTTTCTACCGGACTACACTTCATCAGTACTTCCATATAAGCCTCTTAATTTAAAAATAACTTCTTTGAGATTTTTAAAAATAGTTCCTACTTCGTCATCAGCTTCGAAACCACCTTTTGAATCTATAACCTTCATTTCATTATAAGTTTTATTTATAGCCTCATATATTTCCTGTGACTCTTCAAATAAGGCTTCTGTTTGTTCTGTTAGTTTTTCAACTTTTCTTAATAAGTTAAATATAACATAGAACGGTAATAAATATCCCAAAGCTAAATAAATCATGCTATTCTCCAAATAAATCTTTAAATAATTCAGAAGCTTTTTCATTAGCTTGTGAAACAGATTTCTTTTTATTAAAAGTATTATTAGGTTTTAAAGAAGGTTTACTAGATTTAGCCATATCATGTTCAATTCTAGAAGCCATGTGATCTGCATGATGTAAAAGAATCGGTAAATGATTACGAAGTTCTTTCTGAGGATTATATGTTTTAAAATAAGCTTCTGAAGCTACATCATATAATCCATCAGAACATCTTATTGCAATAGCTTCATTAGCTGTATATTTAACACCGAAATCTTGTAGAAGAAATAGTGCACGATCAGGAACACTCATGTGTAAGTTCTCACAAAAGTCATAAATTTTTCCTTGATTCTTTCTGTGCCATTCACTAGGATTTGGAACATAATAAGGATTTTCACGATCACCAACTTTACCCAAGTCATGGTGAAGAGCAGCAAATACTAATTCTTCTTGTGTATAAGCTTCTTCTTTTGCACCCATAGAATTCCAAGCAGCATCTAATTTCTGTGCACATTCAACTACACGAATTACATGGTCTACATATCCACCTTCAAAACAATTATGATAATGTTCTAAACCTGATGCTGGAGCTATCAACATTCTATCTTGAAAGAATTCATACATAGCTAATAAGTTAGTTTTACGTTCACCTGTAAAATTAGTTTCAACTATATTTAATAGTTTTTCCCAATTGTCTGTAATTTGTTTATCTGTTAATTTCATATTATCCTATAGAATCTATTAAGCCAAGCTCTAAAGCTTTTTCGGCATTTATATATAAATCGTTTCTTAAATTCTCTTTCCACCAAGATTCTGGTTTATTTGTTTTATCAGCTAAAATAGAATATAATTCACCATCAAGTTTATCATGATGTTCAATATTAATTCTAAGTTCTCTTGCAGTGCCTGAAGCTCCACCTGAACTATTATGCAACATTAAACTAGTTCTTTTAGAAGCCATTCGTTCTCCAGTACCACATGCTAATATAATTGCTGCTGCAGACATACATCTACCACGGGCAATTGTATTCATAGGAACTTCTAAGTTTTCCATAAAGTCTATAATACCTAGAGTAGAATAAACATCACCACCAAAAGAATCTATTACAACACTTATTGGATCTTTAGCATTTTCTTCAGGTCTATTCTTTAGAACAGTTCTAGTCTTTGCCATAAAATCTAATAAAGAGAATTCGTCTACACTACCTACAAAATAAATTAGAGAATCTTTTATAGATAGACCAGAATCCATTTCTTGCATATCAGGACCAGGATCTTGTCCACCTAAAACAAAACTTACTTCAGGTTCTTTTTCATCTTTACCTTTTGTAGTAGGTTCATCATAAAGATTATTTTCTTTTTTCATACTATCCAAATAACAATTTTAATTGTGAAGGATCACCAGACTCTTCAATGTAATTAAATTCTTCTTTAATTGTTTTATTACTATATCCTAAAGCTTGTGCCATTCGAATACAATTTAATTTAAATTCTTTTATTGGTAAATCAGGAGACACTTCAAAAGTTATTGTTTGGGGTTCTAGAGAAGAGTCAGATCTTACATAAATTATTTTATCCATAGTTATATCCTTTACATTAAGATAATAGTCTTAATATAATAAAAATAATTTGAATAAAAAAATTATTCAGCCATAAATTCTTGTATTGAAAAATTCTTTGGAAATTTACCTTGGGCTATTTTTTGTAGCTTCTTTAATTTAGATTCAATAGGTTTTTTATCTTTCTTAAATCTAGTTTTATTTAACTTCTTCTTTAATTTAGAAATTCTCTGAATAGCTTCTTGAATTACTTTTTGTTTATCACGTTTGCGAATTCTTTTCTTAGGTTCTATTTTAGTTGGTTCTAAAGTTCCTTTTAATTTAGGTTGTTCTACACCACGATGATAAACTGTTCCGTCTTTATCTACAAAGACTGCTTTCCAATGCCAACCAGCTGGTCTTCCTGTTATTATTTTTTGTTTGCCTATAGTCGGAGCTTCAACCATACCATTAACACATTGATGACAAGTAACTGAAGTAGTTAAATTTGAAACCAATTCTTCTTGTCCACATAATTTGCAATCCATATATCTATATGTAATATCAGGATCTTGATTCCACTTAGTACCTCTACGGTATGTTACTTTATATTCACAACCTTTATCAAATTCTTTTTGATTTTTAATAACAGGAGCTACATATTTTTTAGCACCTTTAATTCTTGTTACTTTATTTGTTCTCTTCGCCATAAAATTCGTTTTTTAATTTTTCTTCAAATTCTTTACTAAATTCAGGATTTCTATGTATTAGCTTTATAAGAGTTTCTAATACAATAGGATTATTTTTATATTCTATAATTTTTTCTTCAGCTTTAGGTTTATGTTGTTCAACCATTTTTTCTAAAGCTTTATTTCTAGCATTAAAATATTGATTAGACTTACTAATACTTTTTTGTGAAAAAGCCATATTAGCTACAACAACCAATACAATAGCTAAAGGATCAAACACAAATATTATTAGAAGCATAAACCAATTTATAATTGACTCCATAGGTTTATTAAATAAAGAAGCCATATATTTTAAAGGACCTAACTCTCTTGCTATTTCATTATTAGATTCAATTTCTAATATTCTAGTATCATATATAGATACAGAGTCTGTTAGTGCATCAAATGTAGTCTGGGCTTTTATTAGTTGTTTTTCTAA